ACCCATCACCGTGTAATACATTGCTTACATTACCATCTAAGTTGATAGTTGCTATGTTACCTATGCCAGATACGTTTGCTACTGCTACACTGTTAGCGACGGCTGCTACGTTAGCATTACCCGCATATGCGCTATAGTTAGCGTTTGCTACTGTTCCACTTACATTAGATCCACTTACATTGAATGCTGTTCCAGCAAAGTTTGCAAAGTTAGCGTTTGCTACATTACTTACATTAGGAACAGTGCTGAACACACCATTACCATAAAGAATGTTACCACTGTTGCCGTCTAAGTTTAATACAGCAATGTTACCTATACCGGCTACATTGCTTACACTTACGCTATTTGCTACATCAGCAACGTTAGCGTGTATTGCGTTATCTACATTACCACTTGTAATATATTGCGTCTTTACTGAAGTCGGTGCTCCATTACCATCAACATTTACTATTTGATAGAAGTTACTGTTTATTTCACCGCGTGTCGTCATCTTGTTTCCTTATTAGTATGTGCTTGTTGAAGCAAAAATCTCTACTGTATTTGCCGCGGTGCATAACACATTGAATGAATATACATTCCATTTATTTGCTACCCCAGTTGATGGAGCACTACCACTTGCCCAATGAACATTTGATGTTACTCCTGGATAATTTATAGGAGTCATATAGTATGTATTTGCCGCACCATTTAAGAATATGTATTGTAAGTTAGCACTACTGCCTACCTGCATATTTGCCGCACCAACATTTAATGGGTGATTGACATTAAATGGTGTTGTATCATACGCAATTTGTTGTGACAATACGTCTAAAGTCCTTGTAAATACACCACCATCATCAAATGAGTCAATACTAAGTGATGGCAATCCTATGATAGGAGCGTTAAATGATACATTGCCACTGAATGTTGATGCATTAGCAACATTCAAAATATTCAAGTTTGCTGTGCCAGTTTGATGAAAAATGTTACCAGTAACATTTAGATTACCTGTAACACCAACATTAGATCCTACTGCCGTCATCAATATGTTTGCATTGCCTGCTGTATAAACAATCAAGTTTGCTGTGTATGCTATTGGAGTAGATAGGTAAGAGTTAGAAAATATATTTCCAGTAGCACTAATATTAGGAACTTTGACTAAACCTATAGTAGAATCTATTTCAAATCCAGACATACTGCCAAAGAATCCATTACCAGCGTTTGTTTGAACTTGATTTGTTGTTCCGGCTGGCACGCCATTACCACTACCACCAACTTGAGGAACCCAAGTTCCTAAACCTGATAATACTTGATTTGTGTTGCCATTTAGATTTATAACTGCAATGTTGCCTATACCACTAACATTAGCAACTGCTACACTATTTGCTGTTGTAGCATATGTTGCTAATCCAACTGCACCATTTACATTACTACCAGATACACTAAACGCTATTGTAGCATAGTTAGCATATGAAGCATTTGAAACAAATCCTGTTACATTAGCGCCAGCAACGCTGAACGCTGTTCCTGCAAAGTTTGCGTAGTTTGCATTTGCTGAGTTAGCGACATTACCCCAACTTAGATTACCACTACCATTTGTAACAAGTGCTTGTCCAGCACTACCACCTGTAATAATAACATTACCATTAGCACCAAGATTACTTACACCAGTAACATTTAAGTTGCCTACATTGGCAGTGCCTGTAGTAACAATACTGCCGGGAAAATTTGCTGTGCCATTACCATAAAAATATGTTTGCTGTCCGGCTCCTGTATTACTTACAGCCCTAATACGCATATCAATAGGAATAATACTTGCGTTTGCAACATAATCACTTGATACTTCTGCAACCAAGGCTGCGGCATTACCAGTTTGATAGTTATTGCCATTATAACCCCAAATATTCCATCGTCCTAAATCATCACCAGGTTGAACACTCAATGCACCATCTCTGTTACCCCGCGCCCTTTGTGAGTTTATACCACCTACACCATCAAGGGCAGTTGTGTTTAGTCCCCAACTTTGTATGAATATAGCACTTTCAGTTTGTCCTAAACTTGCGCTGTTAGGTGCTGTGCCTGGAGTAATAGTCAATCCACCACTATTATTAAATGCTAAAGTATTTTGAGAACTTAGAGCACTTTGATTACCTGTATCGCCACCAGGATTACCTGTAGTAACATTAAATTGACCACCTGTCCAAACAGCATTAGCATTAGCATTTATTCCACCTGTTGATGTGTATGTTTCAGCAACAGCAAAAACATTAGTATTGCCATTATAAACAAATCCAGATTTTTGATAGATCCTATCACCACTAACTGCTGTTGTTGGTGTAGTAGCATTGCCACGACTTCTAACAACTCTATCACCAGGATATGCTGTGCTTGCGTTTGGATGATATATTGTCGCTAATTCATAAGTAGCAATATTAGTAGCATTAGTTGCAAAACTAACACCATTAGGAATAAACTGATGAATAACACTTGTTGTATTAGTTCCACCACTTGATATTATATTACCAGTATTGATGTTGCCCACAGTCATTAAACTATTGGGTTGGTCAAATGTAAAACTTGCATTTGCTGAGAATACGCCGCCACCATTATACTGAACTTGTGTAATATTGCCACCAGGAGTTCCAGAGCCACCTCCGCCACCTGCTGCCGCTAATATATCAATCGTATCACCAGCGTTTAATAGTATATTGACTTGAATCGTTGTATTGCCTGTTTTTACAAACAATGAAGGTTCAATATTGATACCATTCTTCATAACGTTCATATTGACATTGCTTGAATATAGTGCAATGTTTGCGTTACTAAATGTTTGATTGTTACCCGTAGATACTACATCAAAATGTATAAACTCACTGCCATTTACTGTGTTAGCACCAATCTGTTGAACCCAACTTAGACTACCAGCACCATCTGTTTGCAACACATAGTTTAATGTTCCACCAGTAATAGTAACATTACCCACGTTACCTAAATTGCTTAGTCCACCAACAGTCAAATCACCAGCCATATTGATGTTAGTAACTGTGTTACCTCCATCCGTGCCTATGCTTAGAAATCGTTCTACATTAGCATTACCATAAGGTGTTGTTGCTGTTACAGGAGCACCCGAACCACTGTATAATGTAGTTAAGTTTTTACTTGGTATTGTTCCGGCAACATTTGGAACAACTGTAGTTGTAATAACAGTGTCCTGATTACCACCATATAGTGATGTTAAGTTGTTTGATGAAATGTTAGCCATAGTTTTACTTTATGTTATATTGACGATACTGTCTAGGTTGCCATACTGAAGTTAGTCGTGTGTGACCACCACTCCATTTGCCAAGATTGTTTTGGTCATTTACAATGTTCCACGCATTATCGTATTTGCTTGCATACACTGCGGCATCTTCTGCGTTGTGACGCTTAATGTAATATTCACGCAATGTAGAATATACATAACCCTCTGCCCAAGTTTGTAATACAGGATTACTTTGAACTGTTTGGTCTATGATAATAATGTCTGTGATTGTTCCACCAGCCGGTGACGATCCACCTGTAACACTTACTTGAATAGTTGTGCTATCTACAATAGATGTAACGATTGCTGTTGTAAAGTTAGTTCCTAGACTACCTGTTCCTGCTGTTGCACTGATATGATCGCCAACTGTTAATGCTGATGTTTCAGTCATTCCACTAATAGCAATTAACCAAGGACCACTACCACTGATAGGATTTACGCTACCTGTATCACTAACTAATGTATCATCTAATGGTGCAAACAATAAAGGCCACGCTTTGTAATAATACATATTGATAAGATCGCCTGCCGCAACATATGGTAAGAACTGATATTTGTCATAAACTTCACTGAACTTACCACGAATAACTGCTGGAACATTGACTGGTTGTAGATATAGTTGTGCTACCATACCTTGTGTAATGATATCTCTATCACCGATTCTATCATATACAATCCAAGGACCTGTTTGACTACTTTGTGATCCTACTGTTGTAAAATCAATAGTTCCACTTACCGTGCCACCATTGGCTACTGTCAATGTAATGACTGATCCAATAGTTGAACTTGGTGCCGCATATACACTTGCGCCTACACCAATGCCTGTTCCGGTTACAATCATACCAACTTGAATTTGTTGATTTGGGACACTTGTTAAAATAATCGTAGTTTGCCCACTTATACCAGTTGCGGTTGCACTTGTGTTATATTGTTGTCCTTGTTTGAAGAACAATATAGGCTTGTTCATATCGCCCGGAATAGGAATATGTCCCATTGCGTCTGCTATGCCAATGTTTTCTGGCGCATATGGATCACTTCGTAATGCGGGTAATTCAATGTTACGCATTGATAACTCAGCCATAAAGATACATTTCTTTATTTCATCGTCATTAGTTGAGCCTGTGAAATCTTTGATGAATGTTACTAAGTCATTGCCTGTTGGGATTTGAAACATTTTTAATGTCCTCTAAAGAATTTTTGTTGTCCTACTTTTGTAGGGTATGATACTTCTACTGGAATAGGTAGTTTGCCACCGGGGTAACATACATATTGTGGGTATTCTGTCTCTACTACACGATAGAACTGAGCCTTTAATGTTCTGTCGTTTTTGATTGCTTGCCAAGGTATGCCACCAAAATATTGGTCACTAATACGAATACTAATAACTGTTGGTAGTTCCATCCATTTGTATGTTAGTTTGCCATCTTCACCGATTGGTGCTAATGGATCAGGCACTCCCATTTCAGCGGCGTGTTTGTAGTTCTTTACACGTGCTTTTATTTCTTCAATGTTCTGTTGTTCTCTTGTAATAAAGAACTTACCATCTTGGCGACCTGTAGTCACTTTGATGTTATTTGCTTTATTCCAATCTGTTCGTGTCCAATCACCCTTCATATTATTATAAAGTTTATCATTTTGTAGTAGTTTGTCTGCCACGCCATTATGATTGGTAATCATTCCACCGTTATCCTGTCTGTAAAAGTTTAAGTTCTTTTCAGGATCTGTGTTGTCTAAGTATTCGGGATTATTTATATTGCTCATAGTATGTATTTAGTGTTTGTTGATTATTGCTCTCACTAACGAAAAAGCCCCTTTCGGGGCCTTTGTTATTTGTTTTCTAAATATTAAAAACTTTTTTAATATATATTGTTATTCGTTCTAACCAAGTATATTGTCGCACTTGTTGAAGGATAGATTTAATCTGTATGTCTAATGCTTGTTCATTTGGATGTTTCATTTCTAAGTAGGGGAGTTTTCTCCCCTTTCCTTTCTTATTTACTTGCTATCTTTTCTAACGCATCTGCTATTCTACTTAGATGCCATTCCATATTGTGTAGAATGTCTCCTTGATACTCACCAAAATCATTCTTTTTATATAACTTCTTATCTAATGTTTCAGCGATTTCGCCTAACACTTCACAGATTTGTTCGTTTTGTTCGTTAGTCATTTTTTCTCCTTTTGTCTAAATGATGTATCTATTATACACAAGCCGTAGGTAAATGTAAAGTTATTTGGTTAACCTCAATATAATATGGATAAAAAACTTCCAGGCACGCCTCATTTTTATTATAACACCAGTGAAATATCTACACAATCTTAAAGGGCAAAAAAGGAGACCAAGTCTCCCTTTTTGTTGTATCAAAATTCTTGTAAGAATTAAGGTGTAACGTCGCCTGGACCGAAGTTTGTTCTTTGAACAGTTGCGGCTGGACGCAATGCTGTAACCAATGAACCAGTGTTAGTGATGTTGTTTAACATACCAACGCCTGCTGGGTTACGCACGATGAGCGTGCCTTCCATAATAAATTGATCCAATGAAGCGTCAGCATTACTGAATACTTCGTTGTTAGGACCTAGGTCACGCAATGAACCAAACTGCAATACTTCTTCGTTTAGGAAGTAGATTGAGTTAGATACGCCTGCGCTATCCATAATCCAAGAATCATACACTTCGTATGTATAGTTGAAGTCGCCTTCATAAGTTTGAATCGTGTCACCACGCTCAACGTTACGACGGTTAACAGATGTATTTGAACTTACAATGTTATCACTGATGATTGTTCTCAAACTTGTTGGAGCAACCATTGTGCGAATTTTTGCATTGTAACGCTGTTCAGCAACAGTTACTAACTGCTTATACAATACTGGACTGAACACTTGGTTAGTGAAAGTGCCAGAATAGTAGTAACTACCATTAGCATAAATGCGTAATGCATTACTGATTTGTGTAGAACTATCTGTATCTTCGTTATTGAAGAATGTATCTAAGCCACTGATTGAACCAGATGTTGTATTGAAACTCATTGAACCTGCAAAAGAGGCTAATGAACCCATACGACGACCTGTTTGACCAGCTGGCAAGCCACTTGCTGTTCCTGTTTGACCAGCATACTTAGTGCCGATTTGGTCGTTACGAACAAGTTGTAACTCAACGTCAAACATCATTTGAATCAATTGCTTGACTTCTTGGTATGCTTGTGGGTCACCACCAGATTGCATAACTGCACGTGCTGTGCCTGAAGCGGCAATAACTGTGCTGAAAATCTGTGTGTAGTTACCTAAGTTGTAACGCTGATTGCTTTCCGCTTGTGACGTAGCAACTGTAGCACCTTCAACTTGCGCTTGAACTTCAGGCGCACGATAAATGTCGTCTGTCCATAAAGGCAATGTTGAATTAACTTTGCGCTTCTTGGCCATACACATATTAAGCACTGGGGTATCGTCTTTTACACGATTGGATACATCTAAATCTAAGTCCTTGACAACGATATCTGAGCCGTATGCTGTTGTTCCGTTACCAATTTGACTGGTTGTAATTTCTGCCATTTTATTCTCCTTGAATGTAAATATAGGCTATATTTTATCTACCACCTCTTGCACCACGAATTTGTGTTAATCGTTGTGTTAAGAGATTGTCTGCGGCTTTTTTATCACCGCCCTTGGCTTGTTCCCGAAGTTTGCTTAAGTCATCACCACCACTTTTTTGTGTTGATGATCCACGGCGTTGCGTTAGCACTGCCATACTTGATCCAGCTGACTTAGTAGAAGGTTTGTCTCTATAGCGTAATCCATCTCTTACTAAACTTAGTAAGTTCTCATCACTACTGATGAGGTCAATGTTAGGAACACCAGGTATGATTTCTTGTCTGGCTTGAGGCCATAACTTCGTAACCTTATCACGCAATTCATTATAAACATATTCGTTTTTCAACTCTTTGTCTGTAAATCCTTTACGTGCCTGATCCAATCGTTCTGTCACTTGTTGAGCACGAACTTGCCTGAACTGGTCTATCTGTGGCTTCATCTGTCCTATTACGGATTGTTGTTGCCTGATATACTGTTCGTTCTGTTGCATTGCTGCCTGAATCCTTGCTTGCGTTGCAGGATCATTAGTGCGCTGTATCTGCTGTTGAAATGTTGTTTGATAGTTTTGTGTTTTCACAATCTCATCATACGCTTTTTGCAACTGCGGTTGAACGGTAAATTCCATCGCTAAAGTCAAACCCTCTTGCTGTGCTCTTTGATGATTGAGATATTCATCAAACTCAGCCTTCTGGATTTTCAATTCTCTTGCTTCTTCGTGTATTGCTGATCCCTGACCTAATATTGCCGCGGCTTTTTTAGCATCTATTACGACTTCTTTACCATTTCGCATAAACTTGAACTTAGCGTTCGGGTTTGTATCTGCGAATTCAATAAAGTCAATCAAATCATCTGCTGAACTCTCATTACTACCAGTAGTTACCTCTTGAGGGCTATCTGTTTCTTGGTTGTCGCTAACATTACTATCATCATTGGTATCACCAACTTCGGCTTCAGCATTTTCGCTGGGTGCCACAGGGCTTGAAGTATCTGCCGATTCATCTTGACCTGTTGCAGGTTGTGTTGTAGTCCTTGTTTGGTTACGCAAATCTAACATTGCGGCCATCTTCTGGGCTATTGATCCATCACTTACTGCACTTTGACCTGTGACCGCACCACTATCGGTGTTAGGACTTGTCGTTGTTTCCATTTATGTTTCCTTATGTTTTATCTTCGGGCACTAACGTGTTACCGAGCTTATTTTTCAAATATACTGCTTTTTTCAAAGAAGTAATGAAACTGTCTATTCCAGCGAGTTCGTTACATAACGATACTCGTTGCATATTATCTTCGGGTGTATGACCTCTTATACTTGATAATGTGTCAGCACACTCAAACTTAAAATGATGCACAAACATTGCTAAATCTTTATTCTTTAATAATGCTTCTGCTTGACTTCCGTAATGTCTAACTCTGTCCTGTTGTGCTGGAGTTAGTTTGTTTATATTACTTAAATCAACTGTTAATCTGTTGTTGTAAAATTCTATTGCTTTGTCGTCTATCATTTCTATTCCAATGTTATATTCTATTTATACATTTATATTACGAATAAACTTTTGGATCTCCTGCTGCCATACTCATAAAATCAAGTTGAGTTTCAGCATCTTCTCCAGCAACTTCCATTTGTATTTGTCTTGCTTTTACATCGTCAAGGTTAGCACTACTTAAACGCTTCTTATCTTCTGGAGAAGGCTCACGGTTCTTCATTGCTTCAGCACCTTGCTTAATCATCTGTTCTACTTCTTCGTCACTTGGTAGATAACTATCACAATCTTTTACGCCTAAAACATACAATGTATCAGCGAATGGCTTCTTGACCTTTTGATATATTTCTTTAGTCAATGTGCCTGATTGAACCATACTTGTAGTTGTAGTGTATAAATCTTGTTGGCACTTCTGTATGATTTGTAATCTGCCCAATGCATTTTCTTCGCTCATCATACCCAAACTTAGTTCCATACGAATCTGTTTTCTGTCACAGAAGTTCATATCGTCCCAAGACACATAATCTAAGTATATAGGTTGTTTGTCAGGGTGGAAATTTTGAGCAAGTTTCTTAACACCATAATCATCACCATATTGAATTAATGTTCTCCATATCAACCAAATCGCTTCTTTTAGACCCTCAGCACTATTACGAACTGTGTTGTCTTGTATGATTTGATTAGGCGTCAATGCTAACTGTAGTTTGATACCACTGTTGCCCGGAGCCATTACTTCTGGATTGAACACATCACTTGGTGTAGTCATACCAACCATAGCCATTGTGTCTTGCTGAATACGATTCATCGCAACTTCCAAGAATTGTAAGTTTCCGCTTGGGGGAGGCAATTGGTAGATATCTTTTGTTGGATCAAACTTGCTGTCTAATATAAAGATAGCACTTTCACCATCTTGTAACATCTCAAAATCTAATCTGTCTGGCTTAACACCAATACGAGGAGTTGCTGTTAATAGCCCAAGTTGTATTTCTGCACGTGCGGCTGATGTATTGTATTCTTGCATAGGTATCACTGATTCAGCGACACTCATACCATAGAAGTTGCCTGGTAATGGCTTAGGACACATATTAGCAACAGGAATAAATTCTACTTCTTTTGCGCTGATAATGTATGAACCACTATAGATAATTTCTACAAGTTCTAACTCACCATCACCATCAATATCATATTTGTTCCATACAGTAACAACTGTTACTTGACGACTATCTGGGTCTGCACTACTTGCACTACTTACAGGAATACCCATAACTGGGACACTATCACGTGCGTGAATAGCAAGATTGTTTAATACACTACCTGCTTGGTATGCACCATTCATATTGTATTCTGCGTGAGTTCTAAATTCTTCTAAGTTGATGCTTGGATATAAATCTAATGCTTCTTGGATACTCATTGGATCGTAGTAACCACAAAATGGTTGATTTCTCATCTCAGGAACTGTAGGATCACATATCCAATAGTGTTGGGCAATAGGGTGAAATCTAACATTGATATTATAACCAGTTAGTTTATATTTTGCACTATAGATTGTATTGCGATTGATAGCACTGTTAAGTATTTCTTCTTGGCTTTCGGCAGATCCAGCTTGTATCTCTGCTTGTTCCATTGCCATCATTTCTGGATCCATATCTTCTGGCATTTCCATCATACTATTCATACGACTTTCTACCATAGTTTTTGCTAACTCACCTTGTTGTTCGCCAAGTAGTTGTTGAACTTCAGCAATAACTTTTTCCATTTCAACACTAATCTTACGCTTACTTTGACGCAATGCTGTTAATCCACTTTCACCTGCTTGTTGCTCAAATGCTTTTAGTTGGTCATTTGTGCCTTGTGTATCAATATAACGAACGATAGGCTCACGTATGGGCTTAATCATCATCATACCATTTTTGTGCATCATAGCATCCATAATCCAACGTTCTAATATAAAGTGTGGATCATTCATTTGATTGACAACCTTACTGACCATATCAGTTGCTTGTCTGGCTGCTATTTCATCTTCTTCTGTATCTGCTACAAACTCAAAGTTGATTTCACCATTGGGCATTAGACCTTTAGCAACTACTGCTGTTGCGTAATCTACAACTGGCTTTACACTTGGGTGAATATAGTCAATGCCATTTACAGGCGCTGTTGAGTCGGTTACAGCAAGACAGAGATAGTGATAGTCACTTGCACGATTTACAGCATTCTTTGTGCCAAGATAACGCAAGTAACTTGCCATCTTAACATCCATAAGATTCTTCATACGGACAAAATTAGCGTTAATCTTTCTGTTTTGATTGATGTTTTCAATTGGGATATTTTTGATATCTAACATAATGGGGCTTTTACCTTTAGTATCTACTATTTAGTCTTAGGCTTTTCCTCTGTGTCCTTAGCGGTTTCTTTCACAGGTTCTTCTTTTTTGCCAAAGATAATATCCCAGTTATCTCTAACCTTTTTAACATCCTCTTGTCTGCGATTACTGCCCTTGCTCAATGGTAGTCTCCTGGCAAGATAATCTTAGGACGAGTTAGTTCATCTACTGTATCTTTAAGATTACAGGCCTGACATTCTAAATCAAGTGAGTCCTCATCTTCCATTTCATAGATTGTATGTGGCACTTCTGCTATCATCATTATTTTCTCAAACATCTTTGCGTGTGTTTCACACATTATTGTAGGGAGATTATCTCCCACTGTTGCTAAAAACTTACTATTCATATTATTTCCTCAAATAGATTATTGTATGTAGTCTTGGGCTTACACTCTTGCTCCCAATGACTAATGCGTTTAGTTGCTATCTCAACATAGTTTGGGTCAAGTTCTATGCCAGTATAGTCAAAGCCAAGTTCTACTGCCGCACATCCTGTTGAGCCACTGCCATTAAACGGATCTAATATATGACCATTAGGTGGTGTGACTAACTTGATAAGATATTTCATTAGTTCTATTGGCTTTACTGTTGGATGATTGTTTCCTACATCACTACTACGCTCTGTTCTGCGCTCTTGGAATCCAATATTTTCTGGATCGCATCCATCGTGTTTTGTAGATCCATTGCGAGTTTTACCGCAATCTAAACATACAGGTGTTTTACCAAATACTTCACTATCTATAATAACACCTTGACTATTAGGATCAAATCCAATATGTCGTTCTTTGCGACTGACCTTAGGACAATAGAAAAATCTGGCTGCTGAACCTTCATCTGCTTGTGCGTCTGTAAATGGCTGAACATTGTATTTGCCACTAATAGCATCATCACCAAATACTGCTCGTTGTTCGCCAGTATCTAATCCTTTTATTTTATGTGTTGATTTTCTTGCACCACTTGTAGAATGTGGGAATAAACTAACCACTTCATCACTACCATCGTGTATAACATTTGCTGGGAAGCGACCTATGTTTGTCTTTTCGGAATATGCGCTTTTTTTATTAGGGTCAAATAGATTTTTTGTTTGTTCGTGTGCACCTATAGGCATTATGTCGTCACCAACTCTTGTAGCATCAATATTGATTGCGCCAGTGCCGTGTTCTAATACATTCTCTCTAATACTACCAATAACAGGCTTTCGTGCCATAACGATTGGTTCGTGTGCTGGTTTTAGTTGTGTGCCCCAACCACTCCAATCACTATCTACTTCTATAACTTCCTCAAAGATGACGCTATACTTTGTGCCTTCGTGGCTTACTTTTAGATTATCACCATTGATATCAGGTAATATATTGTATAGTTTATTTGTTTCTGGATGACGATACTTACCATCTTCTTTAATCATAATAGCAGGATCAAATCGTTGTTTGTCTGGCTTACCATTAGCCTTTTTATGTATCTGTCTCCCAACATCTTGTGATTTAGGAAAGCCACTACCATAGATCCACATAATCTGGTCTCTAATCTCAAAGCCTGCAAACTGTGCTGCCATTGCCATATGGTGATATGTTCTTGCCGCGCTGAACGCAAGTAGATGACCACCTGGCTTTAATACCCTAATACATTCACTGAATACTTCACTCATCCATTTTTGAAACTCTAAGTCATTTGCTAAACTTGTATGTTTCATACCTGATGGTAAGTTATGTAGTGCTGTTAGTTTTGATGTAGTTTCTGTTGCTTTTTTACTATCCCAGTCTTTACCTAAGAATGAGATACCATATGGTGGGTCTGTGACGACCGCATCAAAACTATTGTCTGGGTATTGTTTTAATACCTCTGTGTTATTTCCATTTATTATATTCCAAGTCATTTCTATTCCTTATGTTGCTGAATATGCTTTCTTCCAAGCAGGTTTATTGCTATCGTCATACTTGACATATCTGTCTCGTTGTGCCATCATTCTTTGTTGTGGGCTACGATTGTCCCACGGCTCAGCGATACCATTGAGACAAGCAAGTATAGCATATCTCGCACTATCAATACAGTCATCTGGGTCACTGAAACGACCCTGTGTATCTACATAATAGTTTTGTGCTTCACTTAAAAAGTTAGTGCAATTTTCATTGACCATTAAACTTCCCACTTCTAACATTTGACGCATTTGATTGATACCATAACTCTTGTGATTAGTTGTGCGACCTTCACTATCAGGTGGATTCATAATGGCTTTCTCATAAACATTAAGTTCATAACTCTCAAATAGTTCTCTTATAGAACTTGCGCTCATAGTGTATCTGCCAGAAGTATTTGCGTCAGCAGGTAAAACAATAGGAGTGCCAAACACTTCAGGACGAAGGAGATGATTGATATACTGAGTGGGGACTGCTTCTTCAATACCCTGCACAATAATCTGTTTATGTAAATAAGCGGTTCGCTCATATGGTTCCCAATACATTAGTGATATAACTGTTTTATCATTGACTAAGCCTAAGTCAAGTGCAATAACTCTATGTATGTTAGGCAATCGTGTAAAATCAATTTCACCCGTCTTATATGTAGGCCAGTTACTGATTTGGAATACAGCACCTTTACCCATAACAGGCTTACCTGCCATACGTGCTTCACGTTCGTGTGGTAAGTAATCTCGTTCAAGTTGTCTGCGAGTTTCTTTTAATAGAAATGGATGACCCCAAGGATCGTATTCTGGACAATCATCCCAAGCGACACGAATGTAGTTATAACCTTCTTCTTTGTTCCAGAACTTGCTAACCAATCCATTCAATCCTTTTAAGGGTGTAAAGGAACAAAGGACCTTACCTTGTGTAGTTGCGGTTCGTGTTACAATCTCACTAAAGAAATCATCTGGGGGCTGTTCGTCAAATACGGCTAAGTTAAGTTTGAAACCCTGTAGTTGTCTAACCTCTTGCGTATAATTGGCAAATAGCAAATAACTATTACCACCAGACTTATGCTTAATTTCACACCCAATATTATTGGCGCCGTCATTACGCATTGTAGTAGTAATAATACACTCACGTGGTATAGCACCAGATCCAAGATTTTCAGTGATTTTGACATCCTGTGTTCCTAACAATTCATTTTGTAATACAAGAGCAACTTGGCTCCAACCCTCACCAGCAACCATTGCTGTGATAGGTCCTTCATAGCGATGACCTTCCCACCATTCAGGATATAATCCAGTGAGATGCATTGCTGTCTCAAAACAAGTAGATACTGTTTTACCAATACGATTGGCTGCAAGAATACCTCTACGTTCGTGTATGCCAGTTTTGAAGAACTCAAGTTGATGCTTGAATGGTCTAAAATACTTTAGTTGGTTGTATTTCATATCGTCAGCAATACTAATGCTGAGATCCATTAAACTACTTTTGAGTGGTCCTGGTATAGTTTTGAGGCTGTCTATAGTGAGATTATGTTTATCCACACTATAACGCAATGCTCTCGCCATTAGAACATCTTCACCTAACATTAGTCGGGCCTTAAGTTTTCACGGACTTGATGTATCTTTTGTAATGCGTCTGCTAAGTCACAGATTTCACCAGCACTTAGTTTCCAAGTAGATGAATCTGTAACGACTACACCATCACGCTTATCTAACCCAAGATGTAATCTTTCAGTTAGTAAGCGTAAGATATGTTCAAGTTGACCAGGAAACTTTTCAGCAAAAGCAAGACGATGACTTGCGTTAATCTTTTGTAAGATAAGAGTTTCTCTTACCTTTGTTTCTTCTTGTGCTTTACGAATCTCTGTGTCTCTTGCGTTTTCCATCATATAGCCTTAGAAAGATCCCACGGATTGCTAATAGCATCTTGGTTTAGTGTTCCAAACTCACGGTCAATCCATACATCCCATTGACTTGATTTATTAACACGCATTGCTTTCATCATACTACGCAATCTACGACCGATTGGTGTAAGTGTTCCATCTTCACGCTGAACCATTTGTTCTCCTGTGCGTGGATCAATCCATTTGTATATTTCTGGGCGAGTGCGACCAAACTTATCAATCTTTTCACCTACAGCATATTGTTCTAATGGTCCTAAGATTTCATAACTGATAGCACCAGTCTTGTATTTTCTAAACATACAATGGCATTTCTTACCACGAGCACGTGAATCTTCATTTGGATGTGGAACTAATGGACTAAAGAATAAGTTTTGTAATTGTTCTCTGTCGGGTAGATTGATATCACGCACTGGGGGTGTTTTCAAATCTTCTACAGGAACCATATCAATTTTATCTACATATGGATTATCACTACCTAAGTATGCTGGATCAACTTGAATACCATTCAATACATCCATTGCTGTTTGATATTTGAGTTTGTTAGCACGACCTTTTAAGTTTAATACAACACCGGTTTGGTCAAACACAAAACGCTCAAGTTCTTTGGCTGTAGGGAAGTCAGTCATTAGACCTTCTAAGTCAAACTCTGTGCCAGTAGGTTCTACTGGCTTTACTTCTACAGTTTTAGTTACTGTTTTCTTTTTTGTGGGGGTTGTTGTGGGTTCTGCTGATGAAGTTGTTCCATCATCCCAAGGATTGTTTTCTGTCGTCATTTCTTTTCCTTAATTAACTATACGAAACTTGAGTAGCCCTATGCTACTCAAGTGTATTTACTACAATCAGCCCTTAGTTGTAGGCTTTTTGTATTTGCTTGGTAATTTTGCACCATCTGCTGTTGAATTCTTTTTAGGTCCAACATTAGTATTAGCGTGTAAGCCTTCAACTGTAGGGTCAATGAATGGTTTCATTCCACGACCGCGTGTTTCAAGTGCTGACATTACCATATCTGCAAGTTGTGATTTCTCACCACTACTTGTAGATTTTGCTTTCATAAAATCATTACGCTTGCTACTTGTGCCTTCATTGCCCATTGTAGGTCCACGCTTTTGATTGATTGCTTTTGCTTGGGGGTTTTTTGTGTTCATCATATAAATGATCCTGTTTCTAAAAATACACTGCCTGAACCAGCAATACTGATTGTGCTGATAAAGACATTACCTGGTTGGTTGATGCCTGAGTTTATAAATGTTGATTGACCTGTTGGCACACTAAACACATTACTTGATCCATTTGCGCCTGCTGTTGGAGCCGCAATATTACCTGGATTAGTTGCTGATACATTCATAAACACGGTGTTACCACTTGTGTTAGTAATACGCAAGTTATCAAACACTTCGTGTGATACTGGAATAGTAATTGTTGCTGAAACATTTGAGTATGCTACATTGTAAGTATTACCATTTTGATTGAAGAAGCCACCATTGAGTATCATATTTGATTACCTTTCGTTGGACCACGACCTACATTAATCTTGTCTGGATCACCTTTGTAGTTCTGACCTGCGCTTGGATTCCAAGTGCGTGTTTCAGGGAAACGACCGCCACCACTGTAACGAACTTGAGGACCACGATTGATGTTATCACGCACTGAACCTTGTGCTGGTAGTTTAGGAACTACGGCAGCATCTGGGTATGTGCGGTCATCATCGCTCTTATTACCTACTGTTGGTCCACGACCTTTGTTGATTAACTTGTTAGGATTCTGCACACCAGAGTATTGGTTGCTACAGTAATCTTTGCTTACACGACTAGGAGACATACGCTCCATACCGTCAAAGTTTAAGTTTGTATCGGATTGTGTTTTACCATTATGTTTCATTTAGAGTTTCCTTTTGTTTTCTTTGCTGTTTTTGCACTTTGCTTAAACGCACTCGCTGTCGGCGCACCTTTAGCGCCCGGCTTTCGCATCTTCTCATTAGAGCCAGCTTTAATGCGTTCTCTCTTGGCGTGAATATTTGCGTATAATCCGTTTTTCATATTATTATTTATTCTTTTTTTATTCCAGCGAGTTTAGCCAATGCATCTGTAAAGGCTTTTTGCTTCATATCAATACTGTCCTGACTATCGGTAATCTCAATCTTGCTGATGTGTGTCATCAACTTATTCAATATTAGATTGTGATACTTGATAACAAGTTGCTGGTCATTGTTATTTCGTGCATTGATGAAGTCTTCCATCAATAGTGTTTCATAACCAACACCTTTAGTTTTTCTTTCTAATGCGGCTAATAGTCCATTTACTGACACTTGATTTGTGCCACCCTTAGGTCTTCCCGCACCTGGACGAGCACCGCCCTTGCCTCTTGGTTTCTTTACTTTGATTTCTGTCGTTTCCATAGTGTATTTATGCTTTATTTAGGATAATCTTTCTTTAGCCAATCTAAGTTGGTTCTATTTGGATTAGGCTCATACCATCCATTGCCTGTTTGTATGTTTAGTATGCTACGAAAGTATTCCTCATACATTGGACCTACTTTGTCTAATGTATAGTTCTCTGCCCAAGTTCTACAATCTATTGGCTTAATCTTATCTATGTTCTCTGTTGCCCATATAAACTGCTCAAACGTTCTACAACGATATCCTGTGACTCCGTGAATGTTGTTCTCTACAAAACTTCCCCAATCTGTTGTGATTGTAGGTGTGCCACTCATCAATAGTTCTACTTGAACACCACCGAATGGTTCTACATACTGACTGGGAACGAACGCACCCTTAGCATTAGCCATTAGTTCTCTGCGTGTTTCTGTATCAGCATAACCAGCAAACAATACATTGTCAGGGAACTTGATATTGTCTGGATTCTGTCCTGCAACGATAATATTGATATGTGGTAGTTTCTCTGCTATTTGATTAACGATATGAATACCCTTGCCCTCATATACTCTACCCAAAAACAAATAGTAATCTTGCTTTACATCTTTGTATGTAAAGTCATCTGGGTCAAAGTAGTTTGGTATAACAACATCATACCATCCTTGATTGCAAGATCCTACGTTTTGTAATCCACAATAGGCGTGATAGATAGCATAACTCTCAAATATCTTCCATTTTGCGAAATGACCACCAGCATATCCAATGCCCGGCTCTACACATATCATATCTGTATGTGCGTCACATATAGGTTTTACTCCACTGCCCCAGAATGGTAGTATAAAATCGTTTTTTTGTTTTCTTTTACCTACTTCTCTAATAGCATTAGAGAAAAATGTAGTGTAAGCGTGGTCGTTGTTGTCAAACTTAAAGAAGTTCTTACGCCAGTCGTATGATCCATATGCTTTTTGTAAATCACTGTTATCAATAACTGTAACGTGTTCATCACAAATCACATCGCTATCTTCGTGACCATAATGTATTATTTCGTGCCCTAACTTTTTCATCATCTTACCAAACTTCCACACTTTTTGTGTGTAAGCGCAAGCGACATATTCTTTACTTGTAACGGTGTGGGGCAAACCTAATATATGAAATCTCATTCTATTCTTTTCCTAAACATATATTTATGTTTCGTTAAATATTGTATTACAAAGGAATAGAAATGAAATATACTTGGCGCCCCGCAAATGGATTAGATGTAAAACCAATAGTTGATATGGCTATTGAGCATTTTCTTATTGAAACTGATGGCATCTTTACTCCAGAACCCGTAATCTATCAGCGTAATCTTACACTCGCTGTTATCAATCAGTTTTACGGACCTCTCACACAACTTGTTAGTATTGCCGTAGATGAAGATAACAAACTATTAGCCTACACTTGGGCTACAAGGGGAGAATTTGCTGTATGGAGTGATGATGAAATGGTAACTGTTCGTATTGCTCATTTAGATATGAGTTTATCAAGCCGACTACGAATAGAGTTAGTAAAAGATATGCTAACAATGTGGGAAGATTGGGCACGATTGTGTGAAGTTAATATAGTATGTAGTTCTACAATGCGTAGAGACCAATCTGCGTTTCTAAAACTACACGAACGCAATGGTTATATTCTTCGTGGTAGTTTTGCTTATAAAAAGTTAAACGCTTAATAAACTCGCCTGCCAATTCGTTGATGCCCAAGTTAGAAAGACACAAAATCACTTGGTTCTTAATAGCGTTTGCGGTGTCTTAACTTAATAACCTATACTTACTCCTGGCATAAACTTTCCACCTGTTCCATCAGGCATACCCCATTGTCCTGTTATTGGATCAAACTGTTGGCTTTGTTTATATCGCACACCTTCAGCAAGACCAGTGCCCATTCCACTTATTGAACGCATAGTGTTATCACTGTTATATTGATAATCAGGTGCTATAGGACCTGCTACTTGTTGCTGGCTATTCCATTGCATCCAAGGACGAACCATCATATCCATTGGTCCTTGTCCATTATTCATTTGCTTATCTTTAATCATACTGGCATACATTTCATCAGGCATACCAATATATTGTGGATCACGCTGATTTTGTTGCGCCGGTTGTTGCATCATAGGCTTATCTACTGGTTGTGATAAGAATGTGCCTGGTGGAGGTTCTCCATATCCTGGAATCAACATACCATTACTATCACGACCTGGTTCATTAGCGAATGGATTCGGTTGTTGCATTGGTTGTGTTTGTTGTGGAGCAACAGGTTGTTGTGTTTGTTGTGGAGCAACAGGTTGTTGTGTTTGTTGAAATACTGGAGCAATCGCTGGTTGTTGCTGAATTGGTTGTTGAACTGGTGGAGCAAACAATGATGGACTTTGTTCTACTGGCATAGTTACCGGTGGAGTTGGCAATTGCGTTTGTGTAGGAGGCAATCCAGTAGGTTGTTGATTTATATTTGGCAAACCCAATGGAGGTTGCATAATATTTGGTAAGCCAGTAGGTTGTTGAATTTGATTTGGCATACCTAATGGAGGTAGCATTTGATTTGGCAAACCAGTAGGAGCACTTATTTGTTGAGGCATACCAGTAGGTGGTCTTACTGGTTGTATAGGCCTACTCATTTGTGGCTTAGGAATAGGTCTTCTCATTGGTGGAGGAGGCACTACTCTACGATTTGACCTTGCCGCACTTTGATTATTTCTTCTTATTGTAGAAAAACTCATATGTTCCCTTAACTAAGTGTAGAGTTTAGCATCCAAATACTCTTTGCCAAATCTAATATTTGGTCTTGTGCGTAGTTGGCTATTTCCTTGTGACCTTCGTCTTCAGCAATAACCATAAGTTCTTCGTATGTTCCTTTAAGTAGTTCCAAATCATCTTTAACTCCTTCTAAAAATCCATCTGCATCTTCTTCAAAAATGCCTGTGCCTATTTCACTTTGATTTAATACATCTTGTATTTCACAAGGCATATAATCATCTAATGTGCGTAATAGTTCTCCAAGAATATCTATTTGTGCTTGTCGTCTTTCATAGATACCTTGCAATAGTTTATGGTCACTGCGAAAGTTTCTACCCATAATGTTTATGTGCGCTACGTGTGAGCGATAGTAAGCAACAAAGTTATTGTTGAAGGTTTGTGTTAGTTGTTCTTGTGTAGTCATAGTGTATTATTTATTGAGGGGCAACGGGGCCCATAACTCTTTGATATGCTTTCTTACGAATGTTTTCACGCATCATTCTATCTTGTTCAAGTATATTTCGTTCTTGCGGATTAACATTACCATATGGCATATTTGCTACGGTTCTCATTTGATTGGCAGCGCCTGCTTGATTTTGAGTTGTTGCTTCACCTCTTACTGTTTGAGCATAAGGATTATATTGTAATCCAGGAGCATTAGGATTAGCCCTAATCTTTTCTTGTTCATACGCTGCCATTTGATAGGGCATCAACGCAATACTTTCGGGAGCGACAGCACCAGCTAAAATACGACCACCGATATTTTTAGCATATCCTGCACCTGCTTGAACTGCTTGTTGTGGAGTAGTTTGACCTAACTTACTCATTAAAGGATGTCCTTGCACATAGGCTGATGCAAAATCTTTAGCATACGTAATTGGACTACTAATAACTGTGCCAATAACACCAGGTGTCACATTTTTGTATAAAATATTACCCATTTTGTATGCGTCTTTTGCATTACCGGCTATTACTCCACCTACACCTTTTGCAATATCATATGCTGGTTCGGCTAATCTTGCTCCTACACTAACAGCCTGTGGCATTAGATTCATATCAGGATTAATTGATTGTGCTTGTGCTTCTGTTTCAGCAACCATTGTAGGTTCTTGCATAGGAACATAGTCCGAACCTTTTCTAATAAATTCACTTGGATTAAACTTATTTTTTTTATCAGTTGGTTCAGCGAGTTCTGGTGCCGCTTGTGATTGAGTTCCGGCTATGAATGAGTCTGGATCAAATGCCATATTAAAATCCTACTAATTTATTACGAACGCCTGCAGCCTTAGGATGATTAGGATTATTTCTTAACCATTCTTTTGCGGCTTCTCTATCCGGCGCTTCTGCATATTTTGGAGGTTGACCAACTAATATTCTTTGACTATCAATACCTCGTTTAACAACATCTTGCAAGATCCAAGCATTCTTCTTAAACTCAGCTGGACTAATACCAGTATCTTTAAGAGCACTGATTGCTTGTTCTGCTTTAAGACCTTCAACTTCAGTAATAGAGCCACCACCTTTAAGTTGAGCAAACGCTGCCAAGAACTCTTGACCAGCAAGTTGTTGATACTTCTGCTTAAACTCACGGCGATCACTTTGTGGTATCAATGCTAATGGAGTATTCAATATCAATGGATTACCAATAGTTTTATCTAAGCCAGGATGCGTCATAATATCATTCAATGTGTTTAACATTGTAGAAGCATTTAACTCAGTAGCAGGCAACGTCATACGAACCTTGTTTTTCTGTTCTTCTAAGTTTTGATTAATAGCAACCTTAGATTCTACTTGTTTAGTTTTTTCTAATAAGCCAGCCTCACCTTGACCAGCTGGGGCTCCACCGCCTTGACCAGCTGGTGCACCTTGCGCTTGTTGTAATCGTTGTTGTGCTTTAGCCATTTCATCATTCAAATAGCGCATACGATCCGCTTGTTGTTGTGCATTACCAAATGGTTTCTTTTGCGATGATGCTATTTCATTAGTTAGTGATTGAACATCACCTTGTGCCCTACGCAATGCTCCAGGATCTACTGGAGCGCTTGGTGTTCCACTTGGTGTTCCACTTGGTGGATTAACATACGAGCTTGGTGCCAAACCACCTGGTAATGTTTTACTTACATCATTGTAAATCGCTGGCTGTGTGCGTTGAATAAACTGTAATGCTTTATTGTATTCTTCTGGGCCTAATAATCTTGCTGTCTTTAATGCTTCAGTAGCGGCTGCTGTTGTTGGTTCTGTCTGGAACTTGATGAATGCATCATTTAATGCTGTAGCCGCACTTGTTGCAACTCGTTTCTCTAATCCTGCAGGGCCTGTGTAAGTGTTACCAGCGTTTTTACCAGTGATAATCTTATTCTCAAACTTACCAGTTGTTGAATTAAACACTGTTCTGTATTCTTCACCAGCGTCTGGATGTCCTGCAGGTATAGTAATACTGCCACCAGTTGTGCTGTATGCTTGACTACCAAACTTCTGACCAGTTGCTCTTAGTTTGTTTAATGTTGCTTCAGTAGCAAAGTTGCCTTCATCATCTTTGGCTCTAATAATATTACCTTGCTTGTCTGTTTCAACTTGCCAGTTACTATTACCAACAGTCATTTGACTAAACAATGTTTCTTTGCCCAATATTTTAAGTTGAACATCACGTGCTAAATCATCTAATCCTAAACGCTTATACATATAGGCTTTGACATAATCATTGACTGTGACTTCTTCTTTTTGTTTGCCTGTATCTGGCTTGATTGATTGAAAGATTTTGTTCTGTGCTTTTAAGTCACCACTGGCTGCATCTTTGAACAACTGATTTGCTTCATCTTCTTTTGTTTTGTTAGCAAATGATTTTTGTAATTTATCGTTTATAACATCACGGCTTTCAGGATGTTTTGCCGCAACATCTAATAGTTTATTAAAATCATTACCCGCATCATTTGCTGCCTGCACCCACGCTGGGGGACCTGCAGGTACTGGTGGAGTTGGTGCCTGATCCGCTGCCATACCCATTTGTGCTAATGTAGGCAATGCTGCCAATCCTGGCACAGCTGGTCTTGGAGGAGGTTGTTGTTGTGTTCTTGGTAAGCCAGGTGCCGCACTTGCCATTTGAACGCCAGGTCCTGGTGTTGGTGGTTGTCCAATGTTAGGTGGTCTATTAGCCATCTCAGGACTAATAGGCGCACTTGGTGGCATTTGTCGTTGCATAGCGACCGGTGGTTGCTGATTAGCGACCGGTGGTTGACCAGGCATTGGCTGACGATATTGTTGAAACTGTTGTGCGAACTGTTCTTGTTGTGGGCGTAGTTGTTCTTCTGTAGGAGCAATAGGACCTGTTACAGTTGGTGTCAATGGATTAGCGGCACTTAAATCTTTTGCGCTACCCTCAATCTTTACTGTCTGCTCACCAGTTTGTGGATTAGTTGTAATCGTTTGTTTTACTGGAGTAGATTCTTCTTGTTGAACACCTAATCTTTTTCGTAATGCTTCTTCTGGATCTGTGAATACTGATGTTGCTTCATTCAATCTATTTTGGGCAGCACCAAGACGTTGATTAAACGCTGAACCTACAATGTCACCGAAGTCCATTGGGCTACGCATACCACCAGCGTTCGCACCGTTTTCCATATCTTGTGCTTGTGCTTGCTGTTGTGCTAATAACGCGGCTTCTCTGCGTTTGCGTTCTTCTTCTTGGAGATCGTAATCAACTCCGTAATTCATTGTATCGTATTGAGCCATTGTTTATTCCTTAAATCTTTGCGCCAAAGTCAAGGCCAGTTTTACTTGAACCTTGTGTGCCGGCAAAGTTAGAAGTGTAACTTGATGCAGGTGTTCCAAATATAACTGAAGCATACTGATTGTATAGTTGTTGTGGAGTCATTGCGGCTGTAACTTGTTGTCCGGCTGCACCAAGTGCTTGACCTAAACCACCTTGACCTAAGCCTGCTAACTGTGCTCCTACGCCCATACGTTGTGATGCGATTTGTGACTGAAGGTCTGCGGCTGTCTTTGCTTGTAGTGCTTGATTTTGTCCTGCAAGTTGTTGTCCTGCTAATGCTTGACGAGCACTACCTAAGTTGCCACTGCCACCAAACTGCGCTTGTTGTGCCGCTAAGTTTTGCATATACTGTGCTTGTGCTGGGGCCATTGCGGCACTTATTTGATTACGTTCATAGTCTGGACTGAACAAACTTTGTAAGCCACTGATGCCAGTGCGTAATGCACTCTCACCTGTCTCACCTAAACTTTGTTGTGCTTGACCTGCTGTGCCAGCTAAGTTTTGTGCGGCATTTACTACACCGCCTACATTTTGATTATAAACATCTGTAGCACCTTTAACTGCGCCTGTGTATGTAGGTGCGATTGTGCCTGTAAAGAAGTCAGTTTGCGCTTTAATCTGCGCTTTCTGCTCATCAGTCAGTGTTGGAGTTGTTGTTGAACTTGATTTTCCGAAACTCATTTGTATGTTTCCTTATAATATGTATTTAGTGTTTCATTACTATTGACTAACTTACGGGTTATCAACATATGGATTCATAATAGCATCCACTTGTCGTTGTATTGCGTAGTATGTTTCCCAATCACCTGCTGCCGCGGCTGCTTGTTGTCTGTTGAACCAATTAGCACCAAGTTGTCTTGTTAGTTCAGCGTTGATAGGTGATGTTGATGTTTGCGTTGGTGTTACTTGACTTGGTGCTACTGGTGCTATAACTGGTAGTTGTCCAACTCTGCTGTAATCAGTATTCATAACATTACGATTAGCGTCAGTGATAGGAACTCGTCTTGTCGCTGGTGCTACTTTAGGTGTCGTGCTTGTTTTGCCCAATATCATATCATTGATTTCAGCCATAGTCAATGGGCGTGCCATTTGTTGTAATCCATATGGTGTATCAGGCGCATTTGGATTAGTGTTATACAATGTATCGTTGAATGTAGGCCCTGTTTGGAATGCTTTCATTCCCCAATTAAACTTACTCTGTGCTGGATCATTCGTATTGTAGAATGCACTTGGATTGATAAAGCCTGGATTCAAGTAACCTAAGTTAGTCGGTGTTGTTGGTGGGATAAATCTTGTTGCACCTGTTGCGGCAGTAGCCCCAGTAGTTCCTGTAGCACCCGTTGCCGCTGTAGCACCTGTAGCCGCACTTGCTCCTGTAGCGGCTGATGCACCTGATGCTCCACTTGCGCCTGATGCTCCACTTGCACCACTACTACCAGAAGCACCTGATGCTCCACTTGCACCACTTGCGCCTGATGCTCCACTTGCACCACTTGCGCCTGATGCTCCACTTGCACCACTTGCGCCTGATGCTCCACTTGCACCACTACTTCCGGATGCTCCTGAACTAC